CACGTCCATCACGTGCGAATCGTAAGCCCATGCTGCAGCGACGGCATCCCATCGCGCTTCAGTGTGCGTGTCGTGGTCGAGCGTGTAGAGCGTGCCACTATCGTAGTGCCCCGCAATCAGCGTGCCGCCGAGGTCCATGACCTTCGAGACGCGCCAGCGGTCGAGGCCATAGCTTTTCTGCTCGTGCCAGGCTTTCGTGGTGGCGTTATAGACCCACGTCCACGATGACCCAGAGAACGCATAGAACGTGTATCCCCGGCTGCTCCACCGCGTCGCGCTGATCGCGCTCGGTGCAGGATCGTCAGCAATCGCTCGGTTGAGCGCAGGCGGGCTGATGGTGATGGCGCTGTAGCCGTCGAGCAGCTTCACCGTCTTGTCGCTGGCGACAAACACGCCATCGATTGCGCTGTCTGCGGAGAGCACGCCGATGGTCTGCTGTGTGGCCGGTTCGATGATCGTGGTCACGGGCGAGAACGGGAACGTCCCAGCCTCAGCCGACGGGTTGATCTGCCAGACTTCGATTGACCTTTTGCCCCCGCCGAGCAGGTCGTTGCCCCTCACCCACGCCACTACGCCACCGTCAGGCGCCTGCTCGTTCTGCGCGTAGGACAGGCCCTCCACGGCAAAGTCGTTGAGGTCAGACGCAAACATGCGCCCGTCGCTCAACATGTAGACAAAGTAACCCTTAAGGCTGCACACGCTCAGCGGGGGCGGAAGGTCGGGATCTGCAAGTTGCGTGAGCACGCCGCTGACGTAGGAGTAATACAGCCCGTCGCAGACAAGCGCGACTTCGCCGTCTGCATTTTGGGCGATGCCCACGTGTCCGTCTGATGGCAGTGCTCCCACCAGCGTTGCCGTGCCGCTCGTGTCGATCCGCTCCACTACCCTGCCCGCAACGACCAAGCCCTCGGCCTCAGTCACAGCAGCCATCGCGCGAATGCCGCCCGCCCCTGTGATCGTTGCCAGCGGAGCAAGCCCGTCTGTCGCGTGAATCACCACCTCCGACTTGCCACGCTCGAGCGGCACCGCGTAGCAGTTGACGAGCTTTGCCTGCCCGCCCCACGCGTCTTCGGCCGGTGACGATTGCAGGGGCATGGTCAAATCAATCAGCGGCACGACCCTAGGCTACCCTCAGCGCAACGGCGGCGTACTGCGAGCCGGTCAGCTCGGTAAACGTGTTCGCCGTGATATCCGCCGTCCACGTGTTAAACGTCTCCGGTGTCGTAAGGCCCACGATTTGGGACCCGTTGCTGATGACGCTGGCAACGGTCGCAGACCCAACGATGATCGGCACATAGGGCGATGCAGTCGCGTAGCCAGGCATGGTGCCTCCTAGTAATAGACCGCGCGCGTGGGCTCGCCGGATGGGCGTTTCATCATGTGCCGGCGCAGATTGCGCATGCCGCGCGCGCCGATCGACATGGGACGATTGGTGTCGAGATCAACGACAGGCTCGAGCTTGACGCCGAACGCCGCCGCGCTGTCGTCCATGACAATATCGACCAGAGCGTTGAACACTGCCTCGGGGATCTCAGCCACGGCCCGGCCAGTGTTTGGCCAGTAGCATAGCCCCTTGTCCCGCAGCTCGGCGTGCCGCGTGTCGTAACTGCCCTCGACGTAGGCAGAATCCTCGGCTGCCGCGGTGTCCACGGCAGCCAAGATCCCGAGCTGGCGAAGCACTTCGTCCGCCAGCCCAGCTTTCGTTCGCGCCGCCATTTACGAGACGATGGCGTTCGAAGCGGAGAAGTTTTCATCCACGAAGTAGCGAATCGTGAACGTCAGCGTGCCTGCTGCCGCCGTTGTCGCCGCTGCCTGGATGTACAGCTTGATCTTCGTGGCCGCCGTCCACTTGTAGCCGTGGGCAGCGCGCGCCCACGCCGTAGACATCGTGCCTGCCTGACCGACTGTCGAAGCCGCGAAAATGCGGTCCTCGTCGCCGTCGTCGCCAATGTCGAAAGCGAGCGCGGGCGAGCCAGTGTCCATGTCCGTTGCCGAAAGCACGGCGGAATCGAACACGGCCCCTTTCGGCACCCACAGCAGCTCAACGTCGTCGTTCACGTTGTCGAGCATCGCCGTAGTAAGTGCAACGGAAACGGTATCCGTGATCAGGTTGCGGCTTCCGCCCTGACCAAACACGGTGCCGTAGGTCTGTGACCTCTGAGTAGTGTAGCTTGCCATTGTGTTGTCTCCTCAGATCACAGATCAGGCGTCGGGCTGGGCAGCAGCGTAGACCGTCAGCATGCCGAGGTCCTTGTTGGTCCCGGCGCCGTTGTTCCAACGCAGCTTGTCCATGCCGTGAGCGAGTTCGATGCCGACACCATCGAAGAAGCCGTAATCGTCCTCTTTCTTGGTGATGGGCGTCGCCGCCTGCTTGTTGACCATGCCGATCGCCTGAGCCCCGCACAGGATGTTGACACCGACATCCACCGTGGCGCCGTTGCCAGCGTCGATCAGTGTCATGTTGGTGTTGACGAGGCTGTCGGAGGTCGAGCCCTGCCGCGCCTGCAGGAACTCGGGGATCTCACGATAGATGATGCCATCATCGATGAGGTCGCCGTCCTGAAACAGCGGGTTTTTTTCCATCGCGTCGCCCTCACGTGCGCGGGCATACTGGTTGTTGGCGATGATCGTGGCGTCCGACTTGAGGTCGCGGAAGCAATACGGATGGCAGAACATCACGTAATACTCACGGCCCTGCGTCCCCGTCTTGAACGGCCGGATGTGCGGGTTGGCGGTGCGCGCCATCCGCTTTGCCAGCCGGCCCATGGCTGAGGTCAGCTTGTCGTTGGTGGCGTCCACGTTGGCGAGCGCCGTGGCCATCGTCGTCGAGTAGTTCGACTTGGTAGCCCCGAACAGCACGCGGTCAGCGTTGTTCGTCACCCACGTGTTGCGCGTGCCGGCGCTGGCGCTGGCGTACTCGGTGCCATCCGCCATTTTGTGCATGGCGCCGATGAGCTGATACTTCACCAGCTCCGACGCCCACTCCTTGAGCAGCGGCCGGCGCACGCTCAGCAGATCGACTGCGGACTTCTCGCGCTCTTTCTTGCTGACCTCGATCGCGTTCCGGTAGAACTCCCAGGAAATGTCTTGATAGTACTGATCAAGCCGTTCTTCCGAGCCCGACAGACGGGTGTTGCCCGTCACGCCATTGCCCTGCAGTCGCGCAATCAGCGGAATGCGGATCGTGTAGCCGTCGCCCTTGAGGTCGTTGACGACGTGAATGATGTGCATGGGGCTGTCGCCCATGTACGGCTCAAATCCCGTATCGCGAACGTATTCGCGGATGAACTCGCGCCGCCAGTTGGTCAGGTCAAGACCTGACAATACTGAAGTCTCTGCCATTGGGTTTTCTCGTGACTAGGGGTTGGTCACGAGGCGTTTAGTACGCAGGCTACGCACGCTTTCGGGCACGTCGATCCGACCCGAACACGTCTGCCATCATGGCCTCGTCAGTGAGGACGGCACCTTGCGCGCCGGAGGCAGTGCCATCCGCCAGCGTGCCGGGGAACCGTTGCGGTTGCGCAGGCCCCTTTTTCAGTTCAGCAAGCGCCGCTTGGCGCCCTTCCTCGCGCAGTCGCTTTTCGTAGCTGTCGAAGTCGTCGCCAATGGTTTCCAGCTTGCTCTGCTTCTGGAACCACTTGACAAGTTCGCCATACGGGTTGCGCGACCGCACGAACTGCTCGGCAACGCCGTGACGTTTGGCAGCTTCCACCGCCTTGTTCACGAGTTCTTCGCCGTGCTTTTCGACCGCCAGCATCTCCGACGTGTTAAGCCGCTCGTTTTGAGCGACCCATTGCGCCTGAGCCGTCACAAAACGCTGGTAGCCCTCAGGGTCTGTCCAAGGGTCTGGCGCCTGTGGCGGGGCTTGCTGGGGCTGCTGCTGCTGTTGGGGCTGCACACGCGCCAGAAGCTCTTGGATCTGCCGCTCATAGGTCTGAGCGCGCGTCTCCGCCTCCTGGCGCAAGCGAGCTTCGTCCTGGCGCTTTTGGCGCTCGGATTTCAGCTCGTGCAGAGGAACGAGCCTGCCGGATTCGGGGTCTCGGTATTGCTTGAACGGATCCTTGGTCTCGGCCTGCTCGGCACTTTCGGCCTTCGGCTCTTCAGCCTTGGCGTCTGGTTCCGGCGCTGCTTCCACCTTGTCGGACTCGGGTGCTGCGGTATCGGCACCCCTATCGCGGCTCGAGCTGAATACGTCACCTAGAACGTTGTCGTCGTCGTCCTTACCGGCCATGTCGTCTCTCCCCGCTTTATCGTAGCTGGTCACGTGAACAGCGGATTACGCGCCGCAGTCGCGAAACGCCGGTTAGGCCGGCGGGGCCACGCCACTAAAACTGGGATCTTCCATCATGCCGCCCATCGGGTCGGCCATTGGGTCAGGCGGCATCGGTGCCGGCGGCTGCCCTTGCATCTGGTTCGGCATCATGCCGGGCTGCATCTCCTGCGGCGGCGGTTGTTCGCCGGCCGCCATCGCCATCTCGCCCACCGTGGGCGCGCCATAGGCCAAGGGAAACGCTTGCATAGCCTCGAACGCGGCGCCGACGTTGGGCTGTGCTGGCGGCGGGCCGGTCGGGTTGCCGAACTCGTCGGTCTGCTGTTGCGGCGGCGTCGATGCGGTCATCAACTTGGACAGGGTGTCAGCGCGCTTGTTCTCGACGGCGGCAATCTTTTCATCGATCGAGACGGCCTTCAGCATCTCTTCCAGCTTGGCCATCCGCTGCTCCATCTCGACGACGGCCGGATTCGGTGCCGTGGCTTCGTCGATCATCTTGAGCAGGCGTTCTTTGTTCGGCACCTGGCTCAGCTCGATCATCACCTTGCCGAGCGGACCCGCAGCGACCTCGCCCATTTGGCTAAAGGTCTGCATCAGCTCTTCCTGCATAGTGATGGTGTCGGGGCCTTCTTCGAGGATGATGTCAACGTCAATCTCGGCAATGACGTTGCTGGCCGTGATCGCGCCGGTGTTCGGGTCGGTCTGATACTGGTTGACGCCGAGGAACTGCGGCGCCTCGTCTTGATCGGTGATGCGGATCCACCGCTCGCCGGTCCACGCCTGTTTGCAGCGGTGCCAGATCTTCCGGTACACGCGCAGCTTCCAATCCCGAAGCCGCTCGAACACCGGCGACAGCTCTGTCATGCCGCTGTCGCGCTGCGCCAGAATGGCCCGGCCCGATTGATCAGCGACGCCGCCACCCTTGCCGATCAGGCCTGGATTAGGGCCAAGGTTTTCGAGGCTCGACTGCGCTTGCGCCAGCAATTCCGCTTCGCCCTGCACTTCCTGCGACTGGTCGATAAAATCGATGTCCTCGCCCCATACGCCTTGGTAGCGCATGGCGCCGTCCGGCCGGCTGGCCTCATATTTGAATCCGTCGATGTCATCAACGGCGCCGTCGCGATAGCGCACCTGCCTGACGTTGATGCGGTGCAGCAGCTTCGACCGCCGCGCGTTAATTTCGTCCTGCATGGGGCGCATGTTGCGCACCAAGCCGTAGCGGTCCCCTTTCTCATCCACGAACGGCGACCACGCCACATAGGGGCAATCAGGGATGCCGTTCTCGTCGAGGTACGGGCTCCACATGCTGTCGAGCACAACATCGCCGCTGAATTTGCAGTAGTACCAGCCCATCCCGCCAGCCATCGGGGCAAGCGGCTTGCGCTCATACATTTCGACGAGCCGCACGCGGTTGCGCTCGAAGTCGCCCCACTGCTCGGAACGGTCTTCTTCAAGCTTCATGGTCGTAAGGCCGCCGGTGCGATCGACCATCCGGCGCAGCTCGTCCTCTTGGTCGGGATACTCGGCCACCGCGTCGTCGATATCGACCCACAAATGCATGCCCATGTATCGCGCGTCGGAGAAGTCGGGCTGCACCGAGCGCGGGTCGTAGAAGAATCGATCGACTTGGCAGGCTTTGAGCTTCGGGTCTGGGCCAGCGCGGCCGCTCTCGATCCCGACCCAGATCACGCCAATGCCCGACACCATGCCGTCGTGCGCGCCGTCTGAGGCAAGGTGCTCCCACCGAGCCACGTCGCACACAAACCGCAGACCAGCCGTCGCCACGTCGGCGCTCTGCGTGTCCTGCGGATTGCGCGGGTACGCCTTCGGGTCGCGGCGCATGCGCTGCTCGACGCCCACCAGGAAGTCGATCTTGCGCGCGATGCGGTTGTCCGTGATGACGGGCTGGCCGCGTCGGTTGAGGCGGGCAATCTCGTCATCGGTCCACTGCTTGCCGTGGTAATAGCGACGGGCCTGCTGCGCCTCGCGCAGTTCGCGTTCCTTGTTGGTCTCATACGCGCGAAACTTGCGGCGCTTCTCCGCCAGCTTGTCGTCGCCGGTCGCGCGCTGCGGCTGAACCTGCGGCTGGAGCGGATCGGGCGGGCGAAGTGCTACGGCATAGTCAGCCATTAGCAATGCATTCCTGCATGTGAGGTGTCGGCCCGGGGATGTGCGATACCAAGCGGAATGGATTTGCTCACGTCAGCGTGCGCCACGAGTCTCGGGTTTCGGGTTTGCGATAGCCGTCCGCAGTTTTCTTCACGTCCACCTTGGGCACCATCGCCGGCACCATGTCATCAAGCATGCGGCCAATCAGTCCAAAGGCGTCCACCATGTCGTCGTGCTTGCCGGCCGGGAACGTCAGCATTTCAGCCGTGAATTCAGCCAGCCACGGCGCTTTCGTCGGCAGGTAGACCTTGCCCATCGCCGTGCGCGCCTGGATCGAGCGCGATCGCGT